CAGTTACTTTTGGTGTATCTATTTTAATGGAATCCGGTATTGCTGTCATACTACTCCACCCGTAGAATAAACCTGACATATTTAGCACCTCTAAAGTATTAAAGGTGCTAAGGTCCAGTGCATTATCTATTGTAAGCCCCTCCCAAGCGCCAAACATGTCACTCATATCTGTTACTTTAGCAGTGTCAAAGGTGGACAGGTCTGGTGGCATAGTTATAGCCGACCATTTATACATCATATATGACATATTAGTCACATTAGATGTATCTAATGTAGATAGATCAGGAGCAACTGTTATATATTGCCACATTGCCATCATATTTTTCATATTGGTCACTTTGGAGGTATCTAAAGGAGATAGATCAGGTGCTACAAGTAGATCATACCAATAACCCATCATTCCTTCCATATTTAGTACGTTGGATGTGTCAAAATTAGATAAGTCTGGTGGTGTAGTTATACGCCACCACCCATACAACATATATGCCATATTAGTTGCACTAGAAGTATCGAGTTTAGTTAGATCAGGTGTATTAGTCATGGTTATCCAGTAACCCAGCATATAAGACATATCTGCTACATTAGCAGTTCCAGAAATAGTCGCACTAAAATATTCCATATTTCGAGCCCCATAAAAGCCCCTTGCTAGTTCAAGCCATCCAGTTGCTCCTAGTGAGTCCACTCTAATAAACTTATATCTCTCTAGTCCATTATCTAAACGTATAATAGGACAAGTACCATCTATGCTTATATCGTAATCTCCCGCTGTATCATATACATGACTAGGGTTTATTGAAGTTATAGTCTCTACAGTGCTATCACCCCAGTCAATCTCAAAATTATTATCAACACTTGGTAAAGGTAGTATTATGGTTTCAGAATCCCCTACGGTTCGCATAGTTAGTAAAAACCTTGGATCTTCATCGGTACCACCACTACCCAACATTAACATTAAATCAAACATATTTAGTTTACCATATTTTGACTATATGAATATAGTGCATATCTAATAGCATCGTTCAAGTGAGATGCTTCATTGTGTTTGGGTTCTTCTTTTGTAAATTCGTCACTCGTTCTATGTGCTTCTTTCCACTGATAATTAGTTATAGAACTAATTGACATTATGCAATCAGCATCCACTAGTAAGTCATCATTGTCTATAAATGAGGAAACAAAGCCAATTCCATCTAATTTAGACTTCTTTGCTTTCCTACATGATATATCATGATCCATTGCTAGGTCATACATTGTCTGAGCAGCCGCAGAATCTCCAAATATTATATCGGGATTATGCTTATCTATTAATTCTTGTAATTTCTCAGCGTATTGAGCAGTTGTTTTACCATTGTCTTGGTACTCATCTACTAAGTAAGCTTTATGATTTTCTATATCTATATAGAATACGGCGTAGGCCGTCGGGTCACGCCAACCAAAGTCAGCTCCTATGATTATGTCATACTCTTTAGAAGGTCCTAGAGTATCTAATAAGTTAGCTACAATACATTCGCTAGACAGCGCGTAAATCGCGCCCTGCATGGTATTAAAGTTTGCCATGTATTCTTGGTCAAATTCACTCTTAGACATCGAGCGTTTAGCTTCTTCAATGTCAGATTCTACTGCTCTTGGATTAGCTTTCCAGTCAGCTCTAATAGAACACCATTCTGGGAATTCATTATTAAAGCCTCTCATATAAAAATCATAAAACCAGTTCTTTGATCTAGGAGTTGATATAAAAATACACTTAGAACCTAATCTATCTAGTGTTGGTCTAAGATTTATATTAAAAGCTTCTTCACCTTTGTTAGATAAAGCACTTTCATCAAATATTATTAAGGCATAACTACGACCAACTGTACTCTCTACTTGATTGACAGAACCTAATCGAATAGAACTTCCATTTGCTAAAGAAATTACGCGGTCTTTAAGGTTATCTTTAACAACTTCAAGCTCAAAAGCTTTTATGAATTTCCTAGTTAGTTCATAAGAAATCATACTAAGATTATAATTAGGGCTAATAATTAATACATCAGTATCAGGCTGTAGTATAGTTATCAAGCCCAATGCGTTAGCTATTAATGTCTTACCTTGTCTACGTGATAAACAAGCTACTATAAATCTATAATCTTCATTTAAGAAGGCATTTATCATAGCTATTTGGCTAGGTATAGGTATTATTGGTACGCTTTCATTCTTCTCATTTTTTATTGTGATAGCATTTAAGAATGTCTCTATATTATAAGGTAAATGACTAGTTGATTGATCTATAGCCTCTGTTGATATATCTTTTCTGCTTACTTCTAACATGCTACACCATGCTCAATTAGCCACTCCATTTGTTCCACAGATTCAAAATCTTGATCAAAACTATTAGACTTACTAATATTTTCTTTGGCGCGCATAGGTTGTAAGTTATCTATACAATGTAATCCACATACAACGTTACTTTGTAACGGGATTATGTGGTCAATATGAATCTCTTTTGAGCTTTGTTTATATAATTCAGTGACTAAATCTTTTTCGTACCATTTAGGAATAGCTTGTAACTTATTCGCTCTACGTTTTGAATTTTTGGGATTTGCTCTATCATATGATTTTATATGATCTCTATTTTGTGATACCCAGTGTTTTTTCTCTTTTGCAGCACAGGTTTTGCAGTTGTATTTGTGAGTAAATTCATCACTATTTTTAATACTAGCACATATCCCACATTTTTTTAAGTCTAGTAAATCTAGGATGTATATATGATATGCTACATTTTTTGGTTTATTAGGGAAGTGTTTATTCAACGTTATATTAAATCTAGTATTAGCATTATAATGCTTTAAAGTATTTTTTCCATATTTTTGAAGGTCATCGAAATACTGACCAAATGTTATGTTATTAAATAGTATACTATTGTGATTTTTCTTTACTTTATTTAATAATTTACCCGTTATAGAATCAATATTATTGGGTATGTATGTATCTAGCTTTTGATATATGTATTTATACCAGCTTTTTTCAAGACCCTTTTCTGGAAAAAGATTTTTGAAGTGTTTTTGAAGTGTTTGTTTGTTTATACCCAGTGTAATATATGCATTATCTTCATGCTTAATTAAAGCATCTATTATCATTCCGTATGTTATTTTTTTTCTTGGCATTAATATATCGGATTCTTTCTTATTGATGTAATTTAAAAATTGTTCTTTCATTGTATTCTCCTGTAATGAGGTGGTGTGATTAATTTTTTATAATTACAGTACAAAAAATTAATCAAACGATCAGCCGCTAAACTAATCTCACCGTGCTATTTTATCTAATAGTGAACCTAAGTTACTACCATAGTTATTATTTTGGACATTTGTTACTTTCTGAGTTGACTGTTTCATCTTTGCTTCATCCATCCTCATTTGATGCATGAATTTTAGCATCTCCATTATAGATTCCTTACCAAACATTTGAGACTCTTCTGCTTCTTCAATTTTACTAGCTATAGCTTTATTCATTAGTTCTACAATTTTAAATCTATTCATATATCCCTGTTCAAGAAATACGGAATCTAGGAATCTTTTTGATTCTTTTTTGTTTAACATCTCTTGCCCCATTTCTGTTGGGATGGATAGTTGATTACATGTGTCTTCTAAATCTAGTGTTGACATATAAATGTGTAGAAAATCTAACACCTCTGGATTTATTTTGTAATTATCACTTATAGCTAACATTCCGTGTTTCTCCTTAAAAATTTTTTATTTATAGCCCAATTATAACATCACCCCTAAAAAATTTCAAGTATTTTTGAATTGTGGTATCTCCTTCCAAATGCTCCATAATCCTTCCAAATAATTTTAAAAAAGTTTCCGTGGGGAGGGGTGAACATCAGTATATGCTAATATAGGTCTGTTAACCGCCCTATATTAGCATATACTAACATATCATTAGAAAACCTTACGTTTTGTAAGGACATATGATTTTATCCGGGCATGTCCGACTATGGTAATAATAACGCATCCATTTTTTAATCCTTGTATATCCTTAAGCTGTTCGTGCTTTCCTAATAAGTCAGCATCTTTTTTTATATATGCATTCCATGCATATTGTACGGCCTTCTTTGCACTACTATAATGCATAACATTATAGTGATCCCCATTATGAAGATTAACATTAACTTGATAAATATTAAATGAATTTTCCATTTTAAAACCCTTCTTTGTTATACCCTTCAGATAGCCTGAAGGGTTGAAATTTAGCCTATAAAAAACATGGTAACTCTTGCTACCAGTTTAGCAAAGAAACCACCATTAAGAGCATTATAGCGTCTTAATGACTGGCTTGCAACTGGCAGCGGTAAATTAAAATCCACTGTTGCATATTTATGCTTTTTAGCTATAAGGTGCAACTTTCTGTTGATTTTGACTTGCTTATCTAATTGATTGATAAGAGACATTTTAAAACGTCTCATTATAAAAGTATGATTCATCAACAATGGTTAAACAGTCCAGATCAACGGTATTATCAAAATTATCTGATTCAGGTGCTATAATAGCATCAATAGCCTCAACGGCATGATCTATGCTATCATGATCATAATACCAGTATTCCCCTAATACGGCCTCAATATCATGTATATCTCGTGTTGTAGAATCCTCTCCCCCAAATGATATTGATTGATATTTTGTATCATAGCATTCTATATCCTTTTCTATATAACTAGCATAAATTGTTTTATGCTCTCTATTACCCTTCTTAATAGCATTAAAATAGCTCAGAGAACTCTCATACCCTGTAAAAATAAACGCTGAAAATAGGCTTTCTATAGCCTTGGTATTAGTGGCTTGTAATACATTGGCACTATGCGAACGTGTAATTAAGATCGACATGATATAAACCTCAGATTGTAAAACTTAGTGGAGGGGGCGAAAAATTTCGCGCTTGCCTCGACTGATATTAATTATACGCTATTACTATATAAATACCACTAATTAATATAAATAAAGTTAATACCCTTATAGGTAAAGGATTACAACAAACATGGCACGATAATTAATTATCCAAAACATGGCACGATCAATGATCGTGCCATGTTTTGGTATATAAGCATTTGCTTATATACTGCGCCGCCCATAAGAGTCGCTACTATAATTATACCACATCTAAATGTTAAAAGCAATGACATATATCAATTAAATGATGATTAATTTTATGGCACGATAATTAATTATCCAAAACATGGCACGATCAATGATCATGCCAATTACCAAAATATCCCAAAATACCTCTGTCTATATCTCTTTGTGGGTATGGACTTTTGTTGATTTTGCCAAACAGGCTCTGCTTGAAATTTGAACAGCATAACCCTTATACTGCTATTAATGAAAAGATAATGCTTAAATGGGGCTGTTTGCGGGCTTCTCGCGTGTCAAGCATTATTTTCACTGATTTCAGTTGGCATGGTTTATGATTGCCAAAAATCGTGCCAAATCAAAAATCGTGCCAAAAACACCCCAATCGAAAATAGACCTATATTAGCGTTGACTAATATTAGCGTTGACTAATATTAGCGTTGACTAATATTAGCGTTGACTAATATTAGCGTTGACTAATATTAGCGTTGACTAATATTAGCGTTGACTAATATTAGCGGTTACTAATATTAGCGTTGACTAATATTAGCGTTGACTAATATTAGCGTTGACTAATTGACATAGATCAAGTAAATCTATGAAAACTTCTGTAATTGAACAGTGTTTTTTATTTATCTTTGTAACATCAATTTTAAGGCTGTTTTTAGGCTCATTTGAGCACTCAAATTTTTTCATCAAACTATACATTGCACCTATATAAGTGTTTGCTAATATACTAATATACCATATATTGATTGGTTCTTGATCTAGATCAATTACAGATCAGAAAACACGTGCTACAATAGGTCTCATTCAACAAAAAAGGTAAAACATCATGAAAACTTCAAATTTAAAAGTTTCTCTAAGAATCAGAAACATAGCCAAAAAACTGGCCGCTGTAGATAAAGCTCTGCTTATAGCAGCGGCCGGATTATCTTCTGCAAATCGTAAAAATCCTTTCTGGTCAAAAAGCGACGCTATGAAAACCTTGAACCAATTACGTAAAATGAAAAAACAACTTTCTAAAATATGGTGCTTAGAATTTGCACTTTCTGTTTAACAAAATTTTAACAGCCTGGCATTATTGCTGGGCTAACTAAAAAGGGTACGTAAAATGTCCAAAGAATATAAAAAATATTTAAAATTTAATGCTAGAATTAATGATCATTTTGGTCATTCAAATGTCTTATGGTTATTACATAGGGAAGAAAAATGAAAACTATATTTTTAATCACAAAGCCAAAAAGCGCAAAAACCATAATTGCAACTGAGCAGGCTGCTGCTGCTGTTGAAGCTGTTGCCACTATGATTATGATCGGCCCATATCTTCAAGAAGATATTTTAAGTAATACAGATAAACGCTTAATGATCAGGGATCTTGAAGATGAAAACCTGAAAATTAAGACCTGTCAGGGATTTTTCAAAATTGAGAGAATGGAATTAATTTAACAAAAAAACACCCCAATTGAAAATAGACCTATATAAGCAAACGCTTATATAGGTTTTTTTTATTCAAGAATATTAGTATATTAGAATATTAGCATATTAGCATATTAGTATATTAGAATATTAGCATATTAGCATATTAGCATATTAGTATATTAGAATATTAGCATATTAGCATATTAGCATATTAGCATATTAGTATATTAGAATATTAGCATATTAGCATATTAGCATATTAGCATATTAGTATATTAGAATATTAGCATATTAGCATATTAGAATATTAGCATATTAGAATATTAGCATATTAGAATATTAGTATATTAGCATATTAGAATATTAGCATATTAGAAGCGCAGCGTGAAACGCTGCGCCAGTACGAAACCGCGCCAGTGCCAGACCGTGCATTTTGGGCGCCAGTGCCAGACCGTGCATTTTTTGCAAGTCGTGGTACTATAGAGTGTGCAAGACATGACATTCAAGGTGTGTCCATATAAAAATGTGCAAGACCTGACCTGCACGTATGGTGCCAGTTTGTGTATAAAGGTATATGCTTTAAAATAATACTTGACATTATATACTTTTTATTATATAATAGTTTTATCAATTAATTAAAGAGGCTTTCAAAATGTTAATAACAACTTATTTTGGTTCAAATCACAGGATAACTGCAACTACTATATTACGTGATGAACTTATAAAAACTAGCATTACTAGAAATTTCCGATATGGGGCATTATATAATTCTGACTTAGCTGTTGAAAAATTACTTGCAAAAATTGGGGGTATGGGGTATAATGGTGATATTGAATTCGTTATTGCATCTGAGGAGACAGGTTACGTTTACATAATGAATAATGAAGATACCTTAAAAACTGTTGTAACATTAGGATAAATTAAAATGAATACTATACAAATTAATGGTATTGGTTGCACAGGTGAAATGCATAAAGAACAAAATGTACAGGTTATTTGTGAGGATGAGATGTTCGATGGTATTTACCCAGATGGGTTTAATAATTGGCAAGAAGCTATTCGACATTTAGAACTATATTATCCTGATATAGTTGAACTGACTGCAATTTAAAATCCAGATAAGTATATAAGAATATTCTAATATACTTATATGCGCCGCCCAGAAGACCCGCTACTTTAATTATACCATGTACGTAGGTACATGTCAAGAGTTATTTCATATAATTTCACGTTATTTTCATCTTGCAAGAGTTGACCCTACTGCAAGAGTTGACCCTGTTGCAAGAGCTGACCCAGTGCCAGGTTTTGAATTTGACTTAGTTTCAAAAGTCAGATCTGGATATAGGTCTGTTTTGATTGTCTATTTCAAAATTAAGTCTTGACTTTATCTGTGAGTCTGGTATAATAGCTTTATCAACTAACAAAGAGGAATAAAAAATGAGTAAATTACAAGAAGCTATTAACAAAGCAAGCAATCCTGACTTAGCATTAAGTTCTATAACTTGTCAAGTATGGGATGATGGTGAAATTACTTCACAGAAAGGTGGAGATCTACTTTGGGAGAGAACCTTACATTCCTCGAGTCCTCCAATTAATAGAGAAGGTGTTCCAGATAGTATTAAATGGCCTGAGAAGCATGGCAGTCATGGATTTGCATTTGTTACTAGAGATGATGCTGAAAGCATCCGGGTGCTTATTGGTGAGATGCACATTTTAAATATAAAAATGGAGATCTATAAATAATGTATGTTGTTAATGACTATGATGAAAGGCATATTTATGGAGTATTTTTTACTCCACTATTGGCATATACAGCAGTTAAAACGCTGTTCTTTGAGTTTGATAAAGACATACTAGAAGAAATTTTAGAAGATGGTGCAAATTTCCCAACTTATGAGGAGTTTATACAGCATATGGATAAATATGACAGTTTTGACTGGTGTGGTATTTATGTCGATAAATTTAAGCTTAATGAAATATATAGAAAATAAGTCTTGACTTTATCTTAGATTCTGGTATAATAGCTTTATCAACTAAACAAAGAGGGTTAAAAAATGAAAATGTATGAAGTTTTTCAAAATGTTAGTGGTAATGGCTACAAGTTCATAGGATCAGCAACATCAATGATCACAGCTAAAAAAATAATTGCAGAATATTCTTTTAAAGCCACATTGCAGGAATTAGGTGATAATGAGTATTATGCTAGTGACATTGAAACATTATATAAGGTAAAATAAAATGAGTATTCACGCACACAAAAAAGCAAGAAAGCAGGCTATCCTTGATAGAATGATTAAGGATATTAACCCATTAAATGACTTGATTTACATGGGTGGTTATGATACACTTGACAATGAAGGGAAAAAGAGCTTTGCAGAACAGAACTACCAAATTTCAAAATTATCAAGGAAAATTAACAGATTATGAAAAAATTTCACATAATACAAAGTACAATGGGTTTTGCAGGCGATGAAGAAAATGACATTATAGAAGCTGAGTCAGCGGGCATTGCAGAAGAAGAAAAATTAGAAGAATTACAGCAACGATTGGAAGCTTTTTGTGTAGAATCATTTGAAACCGAAGAAGAAGCTGAACAGTTTATTGAAGAACTATAAAATCCATATAAGCATATTAGAATATTCTAATATGCTTATATGCGCCGCTCATAAGAGTTGCTACTTTAATTATACCACATCTAAATGTTAAAAGCAATAGCTTATTTCAAATACAAGTCTTTTTAATTTGGACTCCCCCGAATAAAATCCGCATGGGTTATACTGGTTTTCAGTCTCCGGCTGTGCCAGGTTTTAAATTGTCAAGTAATTACTTCATAATCTTTGCACTCCTTAATTGATATAACTTATTATAACATAATAGACGTAAATGTATATATCCATTTATGGGTATATACAAAGTTATTAAAAAGCGTATAATAGCTTTATCAACTAATAAAGAGGGTAAGAAAGTGACAATTAAAAATTTGGTCTTATGGCTTTTAAAAATGAATGGTATTTTGTTAGCATTAATATTAATGGTAGAGGGTTTAAAATTATGGCTACAATAGAATTCTATGATAGTGTAGAATTAGCCGGTATTATAAGTAATACTAAAAGTATAGGATATTGCACTACTGAAATTGGACAGGACATTAAAAAAATGGAAGTAATGCTTGCAATGCTAGATTATTCTGGTACAATAACCATAGATCATAATGAATTTGAACTAATTGGAAAATATAGATAATGTATACAATAGGGAGTATTACAGGTGTTATTGGTGCTTTTATGTTAGCCATGAATAATGAATATTCAGGATATGGATATATTTTCTTTATTATTTCAGCAATAGCATTGACTTATGCCTTCTACCGTGATAAAATAACATCTATGTTATTACAACAACTAATTTTTTTAACAATTAACATTTATGGGGGTTTTCAATGGCTATTGTAATATGGTCTATTCTTTTAATGCTTATGGCTTGGAGTAAATTTATATGAATGAAATTAATGAGTTTTATGATATGGTCTGGGAACTGGGGGCACTAGGAAAAGTATACTTTACTTGTATTCTTGGATTAACTTTTTGCCTTGCATTTGAGTTTGCTAATTTATTTATTTAGGAGTAGTATAATGGGTGAATTAATTATTATTTTTTGCTGTATTTTAGCATGGGAGTTAAGAACCAGATGAGAGATTTTATTGATTTTCTTCTTATTTGTTTCTTGTTTGGTTTCCTATCTGTTTGGGCAATTACTTTAATATAAACACTTGACAAATTCAATCTATTGATTTATAATAGAGTCTACTTAATAAGGAGTTAAAGAAAAATGAATAAACGAGAAACATTTGAAAAACAGTATGATTACCTGACCTTAGAGGGTATTAGAGAAACTAATGAAAATTTGATATCTAAAATTGAATTACAAGATGAATATATCAGATTTTTAGAAATTACTAATGAGCGTATAGTTGAAAAACTTAAAAATAAGGAGTTAAAGAAAAATGAATAAACTTAAAATATTTGATTTAGATGGCACTATTATTGATTCCAGCCATAGATATAAAACTATGGAATGTGGTAATAGAATTGATCTCGACCATTGGAGAGAAAATTGCACTCCTGAACTGATTGCTAAGGATTCGCTATTGCCTCATATTGCAGAGTATAACAAGGCTCAAATCTGTCCTGATACTACTGTGATTATTGCAACTGCTAGAAGTATGATCAAAGATGATGCAAATTTTGATTATATTAAAAATGTAATGGGTGAACCAGATCACATAATTCATAGGGAAGGTGATAACGATAATAGAAAAGGAGACGTGCTGAAAACTTCTGGTATTATGAAAGCAATAGAAGATATTGAAAGCTTTGATATTATACATATCTATGAAGACAATTTCGAGCAATTACAGAAAATGGCTGAATTTTTTGATCAACATATTGATCAGGTAATTCCAGTTTTTGTACAATCTGAGCAAGGACATTAAAAATAACAATATAAGCATATTAGAATATTCTAATATGCTTATATGCGCCGCCCATAAGAGTTGCTACTTTAATTATACCACATCTAAATGTTAAAAGCAATAGCTTATTTCAAATACAAGTCTTGTCCCTGCAAGTGTCAGGTCATGTAATTTAAAATGAATTGAAATAATGCTTGCTTTTATTCTGTATAAGCGTATAATACAGTCATTGGTTAAGAGATTACAGACAAAATAATTTATCTGAATATTCTTACCCAATATAAGGACTAAAATGAAAAAATTAACGAACGAAATTATGTTATCATTAATTGAAGATACTGACAATGTTATTGAGTACGATGACAATCAAGCCTCTGAAAAACAGATTAAAAATTTCCGAAAGGCAGTAGAGGGGGATGATACCGCTCCTGCTTATATGGTCAAGTTTGTTACAAAGTTAAATCCGAAAGCTACTGGTAATATGCACGACTTGCAGCCTAACAAGCACAAAGGTAAGAGCTTTGTTATCACCTCAGCACAGAACAATACCAATGTTCATGATAAGTTTTTAAAATCACTAAAAATATATTGTGAGTATAATGGTGCTGAAATGCTTGTGGGCAAGTTTGTTTATAACAAAAATGGTTTTCAAAATGGTCAAGTTGAAGATGAAGATATTTATTATGATGAGGAATTAAACGATTATATTGTTGAAGACCTCACACAGTTAGCAGATGATCTGTTTTTCTGTGCGAACTTGAATATTTTACCAACCGCTAAAATGCCGTTGAATGGCTTTGAAAGTTTACAGGGAAGTAGTTCAATAATTGCTCCAACATCTAAAATTGCTTTACAATCAGTTGCAACTATGAAGAATGACATAGTAAAGATGATGTATGGTACAGGGACAGTTACCCTCAAAAACTACATTCAGAAAAAAGCTGGACAGGTAGCCGAAAGTGCGCACTCTTATGGCGCGTGTATTGTAACCATTGAAGAGGATGGGACATGGTTTGTTCGCCATGTTGAAACAGATCATACTGGTGTTTTTCAAGACCTGACAACTGTATACAGCCCCGATAGTGCAACGCCTAATATAGATATTGCAGGTATTACGTTTGGTGATTTTCACTCTGAAAAAATGGACTATCGACAGCTGGATTTATGCACGTATATGGTTGAAGAACTCAGACCTAAGCACGCTTTCATTCATGATATTTTTGATATGTCAAGCAGAAACCACCATAACAAGCAATCGGGCCACTTCTTGCATAAAATGCAAGAACTGGATATGACGGTAGAAAAAGATCTCCAAACAACTGCAAAGGTCTTAAATCATTTTCAAGGTTTAGATGTTCAGCTTAATATTGTTGAGTCTAACCATGATCAGGCTCTCGAAAAATGGATTGATGATCCTAGTTATCAATACCGAACTGACCCGCAAAATGCAGAGATTTTTTTGAAGCTACAACTGGCAAAATATCAGAACGTAAATAATGATAGTTTTAACTTGCTTGAATGGGCATTATATGACACTGGTCTATTAAAAACTGATTTAGACATCTTATTTTTAAAGGTTGATGAGTCATTTTTAGTGGTAAGTATTGAGTGTGCTATACATGGTCATATAGGGATGAATGGTTCAAGGGGGAACCCTCGACAGTTCCAGAAGTTGAACAAGAAAATGAATACAGGACATACACATCAATGCTCTATTTATGGCAATGTTTATACCGCTGGTGTTACAGGTAGCTTAGATATGGGTTATAATCAGGGTGCTGGCTCTTGGACTCACTCACATATTTTGATTTATCCTAATGGCTTTAGAACCATTATCACCACTAAAAACGGTCGTTATTGCTAAATAAAGCTTGACAAATCCGCTGAATTAGAATATAATATCTACATCAACTAAGAAATATTTCTTAGTTGATTCTAACAAGGAATAATTACTATGAAATTATCAAAAATTGCTTTCATAATCTTGTTTTTAGGTTGTGCTTTTGGATGGGTTAATAATGTTCTGCTTCTTACAGAATCAAATTTTGAAGCACCTTATAAAAATGAAATTATACGAGGTGCAGGTATTTTTATTTTTCCGGTTGGTGTTATTGCCGGTTACATTGAAATAAATGATTAGCAAAAAAGTTAAATAAAACTTGACAAAGCCACTGAAATAGAATATAATATCTACATCAACTAAGAAATTAAAAAACATTACTTAGATTGATGGGGAATTTTCCCACACATTTAAAAAATAAGGAACTACTATTATGACTACTATTAAAACTCCAAACTATTCTGAAAAGCAAGAAACTGAAATGGACACTCTTTACACTGGTGCTACTACAGATGAAGAGCGTGCGAATGTTGTTGAAGCGTTACGAACTGCCTATGACAAAACACCAGCTTCTATTCGTTCTAAACTTTCTCGTATGGGTATTTATATCAAGCCTGCGAAAGTTTCTAAAGCAACTGGTGGTGTGGTTGTTCGTAAACCTGAACTCGTTGCTCAGTTAGCTGAGAAACTAGGTCTGGAGGGTAATGACGTTAAAAAAGTTGATTCAGGTAATAAAGCAACTAAAACCTTTCTGGAACTTGTACTTGCTCAGATGAGTTATCTGGAAGAGCGTATTGCAGAGTTTGAAGCCGAAGATTTAGAAATTGAAATCCCTGTAATCAAATAAAAGCCTTGCAATCCTGATAAAGCTATTGTATAATAGCTTTATCAATTAGGAGAAAGAAAAATGACAATAGAAAGAATTGAAGCGTTCAAAACATTAGACGTAAATGGTGAAATAGTAATCTATGAAACCTATCAAGAAGCACAACGCGTTGAAAACTATTCTGAGTTTGCTGATCTTATTAATGATACGAATGGCATTGATATTTATTTTGATGATCTAGAAGGGTTTGAAGAAATATATCAACCATTAAAAGAGTTCTTTAAAGAAAGGGATTAAAAAATGACAACTAAGCAACCTGAATATACGCCAGCTATTGAAACCATTATGGAAACTGTTTATACTGGTGCTGAAACAGATCAGGAACGCGCTAACGCTGTTCAGGCTCTTGTTAAACAATTAGGTAATACAAGTGCATCAATCCGCTCTAAATTGGTTAGAATGGAGCTGTATATTAAACCTGAAAAGGCAGGTAAAACCTCAGCTAAAAAAGCAATTCTGGTGGCTCAGATAGCGGATGAAATGGACAAAGAAGAGGAAGATCTAGAATCACTAGAAAAATGCAACAAAAATGTTTTACAAGCTATTATTTCACACTATGAGCTATTGAACAGAATTATAACCGAATTAGAGGAGAAATTAAAAAATGGATAAAATTTTTAATTACTTAACAGAATATAATCTGTTAAAAGTTATTGCTATCATAGCACTTGTTGTTCTTGTTTTTGTAAATATTCCAAGATCCCCAAATGTTGTAACAATCCCTGAAACGGTTCTGGAAACAGGTAAAATTGAAAATCATGAACTAGCAGGATCTTATAGAATTGACTGCTTGAAAGGTCGTGAAATTTTAACCTTGTATGATTCTTTTTTTTCTCAAGCTGAATTTGTTTATACAGGTTCTTGCATTAATAAATAACAATATAAGCATATTAGAATATTCTAATATGCTTATATGCGCCATTTTACCATATCCAACAAATAAAGTAAATACTTACGAATGGGTATTGACAAGCCTGACTAGACGTGTTATAATGGTGCCAGGAGGCGCCGAAAATTTAGGTTGCTACTCTAATTATACCATGTGCCTTCGCACAAGTCAAGCAATTTCATGCACTAAATGCGCCGAAAATGCAGACTCCCCATTATATCATATCATATCCAACTTAAATTTAATATATCTCTTTGTGGGTATTGACTCTGCTGTCTGGGCGTGTTATAATGTAATATCGCTTCGCGATAAGCTTATTAGAGTGCCATGTCTTGCAGCGCAGAGTGCATTCTGCGCCTAGTGCCAAACCGAAATTTTTTAATAGTACCCACATACCAACTTATCTATTCTAGTAGTACTCATCTACATTTTTTAATAGTACCTGCGCCTAGTACTCATCTATTTTTATACTTGACTAGTACGTGTCTATTCTGTTATAATATAAATTATGAAAAGTAATTTTGAACCTGAAGCTTCCACAGATAAAACTGAAGCACTCGAAAGCCTACTAAAATTTTACCTAAAAAACGCAGTTATACCTAGAGGTGAACATTGTCGTAATAATAGTACTCATCTACGTTCTGAATATTACTATCTAAAAATTTTTGGAAAATGGAGCACGGCAATAGAAGAACTCCACAAATTTATTGTATCTAAAATAAAGGAAAATTCCGTCAAGGAAAATTCCGTCAAGGAAAATTCCGTCAAGGAAAATTCCGTCAAGGAAAATTCCGTCAAGGAAAATTCCGTCAAGGAAAATTCCTTGATTTCAATCGAGGAGGCATTTAAAAATACTGAATATGTAAGTTATGAGTACTACGAAAGAATTGCTTTTGAGGAGAGGAATGAATATGTATTGCAGAATCTGAAGGGTTTGGAGTTAGAAAGATATAGGGACAATGAGATACCTATGGAAATAAAAGTTGCTACAGTTTTTGATGATTTAATCTTTGAATTTTACAAATCCGCGCAATCTGCTGCAAAGGCAGCAATCTAGCGCAGTTCTGGGTCGTTCTGAGCCAGATTCTCACGAAACACCGCGAAACGCACGCTGACAAAGTTGGGCTAGGTGGCAGATTTTTGACCATATAATCAGGCAACTACGTGCTCATAGTACTCATCTATTCTAATCAGGCAATTCTAATCAGGCAACTACGTGCTCATAGTACTCATCTATTCTAATCAGGCAACTACGTGCTCATCAAATCTAACAATGCTAACAAAAATCAAATATAACAAAGTCAAATCTAACAATGCTAACAAAAGTCAAGTCTACAGAGTCTAAGAGGTTGCTAGAGACAGTTACCCACGCATATAGTCTCAAATATCCTTAATGTCATTTGAAGAAGGAGGCATTATA